GATTTCCCAGCTGCCTTTGTAAACCCTGATCTTCTTTTCCAGCTCTATCTGCACCGGCACGGAGACCGGAGGAATAGAATCCCCCCAGCCCTTTGATACCGGCCCTCGCAAACTCTCATCAATTTCCACATGGGCCCAAGCTGAGGTAGGGGGCTCCGTCCAGCCGTAGCCCCAATACTTCTCGGCCCCTTTGAACTTGTTTGCGCCACTGGTCATCCTGCCGACCACATTCACCCACTCACCCAAAATCGGATGGCCAGGAGAGAAACAATGCACAGACCACGCCGCGCTCCTGAGTAGGTAACGCCGCTTTGAGGGCCTCAATCTGTCACCCCTCAACCACAATAGAGACCTCATGCTTCTCAATATGTTGATAACTGCACCAGACACCAAGAATCCCCCTTTGCCGTCCACTGTCAACCTAGGAGCGTAAGGATACCATCTTCGTAGGAAATCAGCCCTGTCCTCGTCTAGGCTCACAGACAATTTCAGGCCAAGCCTGCTCGTTGTGACCGCATCTACTTCTGACGTAGGCGTTAGCCCATCGTCTCCTTCGGCCATAGACCCACTGCCGTGAGGCTGGCCAGGCTTGAAAAACAGCTCAAAAGACTCCTCCAACGCCTCATCCATGGCCTTGCCCATGTTCAACCTTTTCAAAACCATTGAGGACAATGTGATGCACACATTGCACATCCAGTTCCCGAAAGCGGTCTGGTAGTCTCCTGACCTCCTCCTGTCATGCCATATCCGGACTTTCCAGAAACCCGTGTGCATCTTCACCTCGTCGGCAGTTTTCAAGAATTGGTCAGCGGCAACCTCAAAAGAGGAGTCCACGTTCCTGCCAGCTTCAAGCCTCAACGCCCAGTCTATGAAATCCTTTTCAGGTTTTCTCAGATCATTGTCCAATGAACCTTCAAACGCACTGAAGTCGGTGACAGTTTTATCCTGATTGTATTGAGCCCTGAATATCTGAGAGGCCACCTCGAAAGGCGTCTTGTGTTTTATATGTGCGCCCCTAAATTCATCCAGCTGGTGAAATTTTGCCAGGATGTCACTAATAGGACACATGACGATTTTGGTCCACGGCGCCATGACAGATATCATTCTGGGCTTGGCGAACATGTGCCCCCACTCATCCACAGACACGT